TAAACGGACTTTATAATATCGTCTTCTTCGACATGTTTGCTGTTAAATTTTAATAGATTAGATAGTTCACGCTGCGTGTCGGTGTCTTTTTTTAATAACGCCAGTATATCGTCATCTGTTATATTATGTTGTTTAAATAACGAAGATATCGATAACTGGACAGCCAATCCGCCCTTTATTATCACAACACATTGTGATTTTAATATATTAGCTAATATACTTATTATTATCAGTAATAAACATTCGGTATTGATTTTCTTGCCATCTAATGCGGAATTAAATAAATTAAAACGGTCAGTAATAGTCCGGCATATGCCATTATTCACTAAATTCAAAATATTCGCTTTTAATGCTTCTATTTTATCAGGACTCGATAAAAGCATCCATATGGACCTGCCTTTGAATATAAGTTCGCCGGCTTTGCTAACTTCTATTTGTTGGATTGGCTGGACGGAAGACGGATGATACATAAGGGCAGGCGAAGGATACGTGACCGAAGGATACGTGGGCAAGGGATACGTGACCGAAGGATACGTGGACAAGGGATATGTAGGTGGCGCGTCATAAGGGGTAGGATAATAATAAACGCCTTGATCATAGGGTGGCATCATAGATTTATTTGCCTTGCGTTTATTTTTTTTCCCTCCGCCCCTTTTATTTTTTTTGGTTAAACGGTTCTTTTTGTTTCTTTTTATAGTTGATTTTCCCATATATAATACCCGCTATTATAATGGCTAAACCAGCCAAAATTGAATAATTTTTTGTTAACCACTATTCAAATAAAACACTCACTCAGCCATGTTCAGCTTTATTCAGATGTTGCTCGTTATCATCTTCAGTTACCTTATTGCTTTACATAAAGCGGATAACAAACCGATGGATGACGTCATTGTCCAAGTGGTCGTTTCCCACGAGAATTATTCTCTTAGTGAGGTGAATATGGAAGGTAATCGATATAAGTTCGCTGGTGAGCGACAAATCGAGTTCAAACCAAGCGATTGGACGCACTTGATTTTACGTCCATTGGCAAGGAAGACAAATTTACGAGCGGTAGAAAGCGATACTGTAGAAACATACGAATTTATTAAGGAAATGCTGAGTCGTTGTGTAGGAACAGTGGATAATATCACCCTTTCCAATGACGATTATCTTGTAAAGTTTGAAAATTGGTATGATAACCATTATACGGGGTTTATTCGGTATTATTTGAATGACTCGAATAAATGCCGCAATGACCCTCTCTACATGAAAGTAATTGATAAGTATAATATTGAACATACGTATCAGTTAGGGAGGGGAGGAGGGGAACTTCGGGCTCCTGTTTGAGGGTAAGACTCACCTGATATACTTCCCAGACCTGGCAAACGAATCCACCACATAAATAATAAACACCCCTAACATAGTGTATAAAATGAATTCCTCTGTAATATTACTTGTTTTTTCATGCTGTTGTTGCTCCAATAAATGTATCATATAATTTATCTTTTCGATCAGCTTATCGTCGGGGGCAGAAGTGGCACCAATACCCATCTTGGAATAATAAGGTTTTTGTGGCGCTTCGTAGCTTTTACTATAATTACTATACACGGGGCTCTTTATTTCATCGCCGGAATAATTTCCGCTATAATTCGTGGATACAGGGACTTGGCTATCTTTTTTACTATTTATAGAAGGGTGCGAAATGGGGTTATAATTACCCGCAGTCGGGTTATAGTTACCCGTTGGGTTATAATTACCCGCAGTCGGGTTATAATTACCCGTTGGGTTATAATTACCCATCTTCGAACTATCAGCCGAGTCATTCGCCGCGGTTATTTTATTTAAAAGGGTATTTACACGAGATGCGCGGGTATCGTTTTCTACCTGTATATCGCCTATGGTTGTCGGCGATAAGTTTTGGTAATTTTCGGAATGAGATAAATATTCTTCGGGCTCTCCTACTTTATCTATAAACGGCTTCGATTTCACTGTTTTTCTCATTGTAGGAGTCCTTTTTCTGGTTTGGTTTTCATCATTTGTCCATACAGACGCCGACGTTACTAGAGAAGACATTTTACGATGATTTTATTATAGGTAATACACTAAAAACTATGTAGATATTTATTTACCGCACTTTTCCTAAATACAAAAAAAAATGCGCGTATACTATAGTAAGTTTGCCAATATGAAAAAAATAATAGCGCAATTCATACCGATTTTACTTATTTTTTTCTTATTCACCTCGATAAAACCATTCATTCAGTTTAGCAATACTATTTTGGGTAAACTATTGGCGGTTCTCGTTATCATATTTTACACATATATCGATAAAATAATAGGTTTATTTGTATGCTCATTGGTCATACTCTTTTATCAATGGGATTATGTTGAGGGAATGGAAAATATAGATATCAACCAACATTTAATAAGTAATATCGTCGAGCCAGGGACGAATGAAATAAATATCATTGATGATGAGATATATTTACCCGAAAGTAACGAAATGGGAGACAAAAAGAAATATCCTAAAGGAATATCGGCATATAGATGGACCGATTATGTGGATGAACCCGCGAATAAGAAAATGGTCGCCCAAGAAGAATTCCGCAAAGAAAACTGTAAAAATGGAGTTCTTATGTATAAAAATAATGAAGTCAGAAAAGATATGGCCGAATTTGTGTTTCCTGAACTAAAGATGAATGGGAGGGCGTGTAATCCTTGCGATAAAACATGTAGCTTTTCGGTCATTGAAAATAAATTGAGAACCGAAAAAGAGTTGGCGCCAAAATAAAACGCGTAAACTATTTATTTTGTGTTATAACAAAATAAATATCTATCAAAAAATCACAATATTTAAGCGCGCCTCCTCGTGTTCCTCTTACCGCCCTTCTTAACGCCTAACGCCGCCAAAGCATCATTATAACCCTTAAGAATATTGGCAATTTCATCCTTCTCGCCTTGTGTCTTGGTGATAAATTCAGGGGATTGTTGTAGAGCAGTTAATTCGGCAATGTATTTACCCACTACATCATGAGGGCGGGTATCATATCCATAGCCTCCCCATGCCGCCGTTTTTAATCCATAACTAGTATCCGCGCCGTGGGCAATTAAATACTTGACTAATTCGGAGTTGGGAGAAGCGGTAACACCCCTATCGACGGCCGCAAATAAAACCGTCTTACCGTCCTTATCTTGGTTATTTAAAGTTTTTTGTATGTCGGCAGGAGCACAACCGGCTAAGCCTTGAGTCGCCGCCGTTCCTTGCGCAGAACAAAGCATAGAATCCATGATTTTAGTTACACCAGCATCTAACGTAGTTCCGCTCATAATGGGTTGCGCGACATAATATAAAGCGTTTCTCTGTTCTTTATTGGTTATGTTAACTGCGTTGGCATCCTTCTTCCTCGATTCATCAATCAAATAGCATACGCTATCGGCAACCGAAGACGTATCGCTATTCGTGCATGCCAATATTAGCGGCGTATTGCCGTCGTTATCCTTGGCAATAACGTCATAAACAATGGGCGAGATTAATTGTAAAACTGCCAAATTACCATTTGCCGCAGCATGGTGTAATGCCGTCTTCCCGGTAGAATCCTTTACATCCAAGCTGATTTTATTCTTTACAGCTTGGTTATTCAAAAATTTGCCTACGAATTTCTCATCGCGGTATTTGGCGCATAACATGAGCGGGGTTTCTCCAGATTCATTCGCCAAACTGGCGTTTCCGGCAAGATACGCGTCGCCCAATAAAAAGTCCAAATTCGCTTCGGTTCCATTAGTGCATACCTTATGTATAATAGCCTCGCCGTCGTCTAATCTATATAAAGCATCGTTACTGCCGGGCGTTTCGTTTAATAACGCGGATATTTGAGGCGTATAATCGACGTCGCCGGAAGTAGGAGTGGCAGTTTCGCCTTCCGCTACCAATTCGTCGGCCGTTTTTGCGGATGCCATGGCGGCGTTAAGCTTGAGACTCAACGAATCCAACTTTTGAACAACAGCTTCTCCGTTAAGCGCGTTCAAAGCCTCTTTACTGAAAAAGGTTAGCTTTACATCGTCCTTTAACGTATCTACTTTATCTAAATACACACCTTCGGTCAGCTCTTTCATTATGCCCTCGTCCGATGCTTTGGAAGTGGATCCAGAATATTTGGATAATATTCCATTAAGCTGCATAGTATTAGCTTGCTTTTTGGCGGAGTCGATTAATTTATTGGCGCCTTCCTTTAATGCGGCGTATTTTTGGCTGGCATAGGCGCTGGCACTTTGTAACGTCTTACTATTTTTTGCGGCTTCGGCGGCTTTGGCAGAAGCACTCTTTGCCGACTGATAGGCGGTGGCAGAAGCGCTCTTGGCCGATTGATACGCATTGGCGGACATGTTTTTAGCCTTGGTGGCCGCGTCAGAAAACCAACCCGAGCCGCGCATACGCAACTTGGCAGAATAACGCTTTCCGCCCTTGCGCGTATTTTTTCTGCTTTTTACAGGCATAGAAATCTATATATTATAATTACAAAAAAGTGGAAGAGAATATTGACCCAACCCTCATGACAATGAAGAGGCGCTTTCGGAGTCCTGCCAAATATGCTAAATATTTTATTCTAACGCCATTATATAACATAGATAATCATAAGTAACACATATTGAATATGACTAAACCACAAAACTCGTCCATTACCAAATTGGTTTCCTATTTACATAACAATATTATGGCTATCAATAACAGTAAAATATTCGCTGGGTTAATGATTATAACACTAAATATCGTCTCTAAATTCGTGAATATTAAGCTAAGTAAAACCATGGAGTCCTATTTAAAATTTACATTTAGCCGTAATATTTTAGTATTTGCCATTGCTTGGATGGGGACGCGAGATATATACATAGCGTTACTCATAATGATTATTTTTATACTTTGTATGGAACATTTTTTCCATGAAGAAAGTCCGCTTTTCGTATTACCGAATAATTTTAAAGACTACCATATAGACCTCCTTGATAATGAAGTTCAGAATAAAGAAGAGGTGTCCGAAGATGAAATACAAAAGGCAAAAATAGTTTTAGAGAAAGCAAAAGCCCAGAATAAAGGCGTGGATTATCAGTTTTATTCGACAAATTAGGGTGTCTTAGACAGCCTATGGTCTTCGACAAACTAGGTGGATTATTTTCAGACTATTATATAGACGATAAACAACTATATAATAGAATATGAGTATAGACGTAGACGAACTCAAAATAGTCTTCTATACGAATCTAGCGCAAGAAGAGAATGAAAAAGTGGTATTTAAGCGCGAGATGCTCTATCTGCCTGACTTAAAACCATCGTCGTTGCGTTTAAATTCGTTTCCTTATTTTACGAGTCATGTGAAATATCCAGTAAATAGATTAAACGCGCTCTCTTATTCTGAAGTCATAGATTTTTTCTTTAATGAGAAACTATTTATAAATACATTAAAAAAGGAAGAGGTAATAAGGAAAGGATATACCGAAGACTTTAATAAAAAACAAAGCGACGTCATTGAACATAATATAAAAACGATGTTTCAATTACTTTTTCCCACGAATTTTCCGACGACAAATGACCACCATACATCCTATGATTTAATTCATGGAAAAGAGTCATCGAGCAGTATATTTAAAAACCCTTTTTCTAGTGGAAAATTCTCCTATTTAAAAATCGCCAATAAGACATATACTTTTAAAACCCTGGTATGGATAAACGACTTGATAAATCATCCCGAATACGAGAAACTATTGGAAAGCGCGAATAAATTACACGAAACGGCCTTAGATAAACGCGACGAAGTAAAGGATATACAGATGCGAAATATAGAAAAAGTATCCGAACTCATGGACGATGCCGTAAATAATCTACTATCTAAGTCGGCCATAGACGAAAAAGCCCGCGATTGTATTTCAAAAATGTTTAATTTACATTCCCTCATTTATATCGCCTTGGGTAATTCGAAAGATGACTATAAGGCAAAGATATCGGAAACCTTGGGAAAAAAGGACGACAACATAAAAAAAACCATCGAAACTATTTTGAATGAAACATTATCAACGCCGTTTTTGCCCGACTTTTTAAAGCAACAGGAAGGTATTATCCGCCAATTATCAGGAATAACAGATTGCTCGAATGGCATAGATGGCAATACATTCAATAAACTAGTCGGAAAAAAATCGGATATAGAGAAAGGATACCATTCTTTTAAAGACATTGATGAAATAGTAAAAGGCGAGCCATCTAGAAAAGCGTTTTCTAGAGAACCTACTGTTAGTGCCGCTTATAAAAAGTTTGAATATAACTTGAAGAAATACAAGGCGCCAGTTAGAAGAACGAGTAACCTATTTTTACAAAAAATTATTAATTCAAATGACGATGATGCGGTGACGAAATTATTCGAGTTTTTCAACAAGGTGAATTTATATTATATAGAAAACGAAAATGAAAAGTTAACCCCCAAAGAAGACCAGCTATTGAATGTGGGTGTATCGGAAGTAAATTTAAACGATTCTAATGCGCCGCATTTTGAGATTTGTGTTATGGCCGATTTTTTCGACGGGGAATTAACCAATCAAAATAAAGGCACGATATTTTGTAATTATACTAGCGAGACATTAGGAGACAACTTGGTTAAATTGGTAGAAGGCGAATCGGCGTCTAATTTATTATGGACATTACAAAACGAGCGTAAGATATTTTCTGTGGCTAATTCCGTGTCCAAAAATGCGCCATCTTCAAAAGAAGTTCCCAGAGGATCTGAAAATATGCGAGTTCCAGGACGCGAAGAAGAAATAAAGAAAATAGATAATTCCGAATTATATGCGTGGTTATCGTTGGATGTTATAAAGGATAACGCAATAGAGGGCGCGTTGGATAAAATAAATAAATTTACGGTTCCGAAAGATTGGTCGAAAGACGAGATATTAGATTTATTAATGAAATACAATAGGGAATTATATGCCGAAATACAGAATATTTTTTCTAAGAAAGATAGATATGTAAACAACATACAAGTTAGTTTGGTTGGATTACGCGGTAAATACGAGAGCAAAGTTGAGCAAAATAAAATATCTTTACAGAATAAAGCACTCGATAATCCGGGGAAAGAAGAAGAGAAAAATAAAATATTATTTGACAATGAATTGCTGCACTTATATTTGATTTTGGTGCGTTATTTATTGGAGTTTGTGGACAAGTTATCCAAACTCAGTGGCGGCAAGAGAAAGATCAAAGGTTACAAGCTCACTATGAAACGCAAGGGGCGTCGTTTTGGCAAGCGCAAGGGCACACATAAACGTTCTACTTAAACTTTGCCTTACCGTTCACAAACTGTCCGACCTCATCGCCTGGTTCATCATCCTCTAGAACTTCGTAAATAGCACCGTTATTTACGTCAGTCGTATAATATCGCTTACCCTTAATCTGAACCTCGAATACTTCGCCGGCCTCCTCTTCCTCTACGGCCTCCTCCTCACCTTCCTCAACGGCCTCCTCTTCCTCTACTGCCTCTTCCTCTTCCTCTACTGCCTCTTCCTCTTCCTCTACGGCCTCTTCCTCTTCCTCTACTGCCTCTTCCTCTTCCTCTTCCTCCTCTACTGCCTCTTCCTCTTCCTCCTCTACTGCCTCTTCCACCTCTACTTCCTCTTCCTCCTCCTCTACTGCCTCTTCCTCCTCACCTTCCTCCTCCACCTCTACTTCCTCCTCTTCCTCCTCCTCCTCACCTTCCTCCTGACCTTCCTCCTCTAGTTCATATACAATATTCGGCTGTTTCGGCACAACCACCACCTCAATATCATCTGTATCATTCGGGATAAACACCGGCTCCTCCTTAATAACAACGTGCCTGTCTTTGTCTTTGTTTTTAGGCTTCTCTCTGTTATTCTGAAAAATCGGCATCAACTTAATAAACGCCTTCAATTCTCTATTGCTCTTGCGTAGTTTCTTATTTTCCTTCAGCAACGTTTTAACCATGGGTAGATTCATGACGGCACCATGAAACTCGGCATACTCCGTGTCCGTAAACTTGGTCGCATTCTTGGTCGTAAACTCGGTCGCATGCTTGTCCATTTTTTCTTCAAACAACAACGTAAATAGTAATCAATGTTTACGCTGTTTAAAACCGATTATTGATATTCAATTTTTTCCCAATCGGGCGGACAAAGGTCGGAAATATCATGCGAAAGACCGGGACCAAACCATTTACTCGGATAACATACAACCTTGCCAGGAGTTTCATTAAAATAAGCACCCCACCAACTAAATGTGCTATTTGCGATAATATTATATTGACAACAGCTCATCAATAGCATCTGTTTCCAATCGCATATAGAATCATCTACTTTTTCCCACCGCACATTGCCGAATTCGCGCTTTAATACATCTATCATCGAGTTGATTTCGTCATTATCTTCCTTTTCGCAGAAATATAGAACTTTATAGCCCGCCACGCAGTAATCGGCAGAATCTAGATCCCTCGACAAGACATATAGCAACGAAGCGCGATAGTAGTGTATCGGTAAAACAGGGTGAAAATCTTGTAACTGTTTATAATCACCCAGTCGGAAATGCATGCCGATAGTTTTTTCACCTTGGTTAGTTACAAATAATTCGTTATATTCAGTCATAATATCATTTTTCTGGGTAGATAACTGAATTGTATTAAAAATGGTTTTCTTATACGGCTCAATATACTTATAGCTTTGGAAATATCCATATAATACCATAGTTTTAGTATAGTGTTGTAATATAGTAGTAAAATCATAATAAAGAAAGGCAGTATAGTCAGATTCTTTTATGAAAGCATACTGTTCCACAGGTATTTTCGAAAACCTCTGATTTGCCGTAGTAAACGGAAGGAGACGGGTTAGAAATGTATTCCAGTAGGTAGGGCGAGGTTTTCCTGTCGTTAACTTACTGGCATAAGGGAATATTGTTACGCGATTCGTTTTTAATCCATATGCTATAGTGGTAAATATTTGGAATAATTGATTACCTAGACCGCCTGTGAGATAACAGGTTATATATTTGGATGGTCCGTTGGATTCTTCCATTATGTAACTAATATAAGTATATTATATCTATATTGTTTACGACGATTAAGGTTAGATGATGTTTAGGTTATTACATGGATGCGCTTTTTCTTGTCTAAGATAATCGGTAGTCATATCTATTTTACTATGATAAATATATAAGTATATATAAATCATTATTATTTATGGCACCAATATCAGTAACTAATAAACAACAACAGGTTACGCCTCATATTTCAAAATCTCTAAAATTTGCGTTACCTCATTCGTTGCGTAATGGAAAGTATTCTCTCAAAAGTCTTGATAAATTAAATCGAGATAAATTAAAGCGAGTTATTAGACTTACTAAAAAAAAGGATCGATCCATTCGAGAAAAGCAGGTCGAATTATATCAACAAGCTCAGCCTACAGAAGATATAATGGAAGAAAGCAAAAAAGACTACATACATATAAATGTAACCGAAGAACTTAAACTAAAACCGTTTTTAAAAAACGAAATAAATGTAACAACAATATCAGTGAATAATCATGCCGTTGAATATGATAGCATACCTCCTATTGATTTATTTGACCAGCTTATGGCAGAACAAGTGATGAAAACCGAGCAAAAAATATATACTGACCTACAATCCATATATGATGAATTTATAAATGATATTTTTCAAGACGAAAATGTCATGTTAACGGATGAGAATGAAAATGCTTTACAGACAGGTGGATATAAAACCGATTGCGACCGAAAAATAAGCCAAGAACTCGAATTCGATATTCCAGATACATTACATGATTTCGGAAAAAAAAAACGTAACAATTTATTTCCCACCCCTTTTTCGGCAAAAAAGTTTTGGGAAGAAGCCAAAAAGTTCCTTAACTCGAACGGTATAATTAGTAGAGGTTATTGCCATCATTGGCCTGGATATTTTGAAAGATCGGTAACAATAGACTATCTATTAGGAAAATTGTGCCCACCCTCAAATCTTGATATCTATTATTATACCGATATGCTGTCGCCGAAATATGACGAGTCGTTTCAATCAAATTTTCAAAAGCGCTCTCCTGGAAAAATCTCTGATTTTTTTGAGAAACTGAAGAAGAATGGATACAAGTATTATGTATTTGATGCCATCATGTCCATTCATAAGGAAGACGAATGGAAAACGAATATGACTGAATTTCGCATTTTATTATGTAACTTATGGGACCCCGCTGGAACAATGAAAATAAAAAATGCAGAGGACATAAATAAAACAAATGAAACTATTGGTATATTAAAATTAAACATAGAATTGGGTGAGCAAATAGATGGCGGACCATTTCGTATCGT